TGGCACCCGGCGCAATCCGAATATTTTGCGGGTTCAACACGCCGTCATCAGCCGCCGTGTAGACGCCAGCAATTGACAGGCTGGCATTCTTCAATAGCAGTTCTAGCGTTTTGTTCAGCGTCTTGATGTCGGGGATGGCAGTGACTAGCGGCCCCCGGCCATAGATCTCACCCGCCACTTTCATATACCGGGCCACGATCCAAGGCGATGATTTCATGCGGCGCATAAGCAGGCCAGCTTTGCCCTCTGCCCAAATGACGTGATAGCAATAGTCGCCCTTGTCCGGGTCATACAATGTAGCCTCAACCAAGTCGATTTCCTGAGTAGGCTTGTCATCAATCATGCGCTGTAGGCGCTCTGGTATTTCGGCATCAGTCCAATGCTGTTTGATGGCTTCGGCCTTTAGACGCATCCGGCGGTAGACGTTGTCAACCTTGCCGTGTGCGCCCTCTTCGATGCTGACCAAATACTGTGGCACAGCGGTAAAGCGAATAGGCGTCATGTCATCGCCGGGCTGTACCAGCATGACGGCGGTGCCGACAGCCAGATCCAACAAAAACTCACCCATAGCCAGATCAAAATTAGATTGCCGCAACAGGCTGAACATTATGTCGGCGTACATGTCCAGCGCCATTTGCGCTTCTAGTCGGCGCTCCTCTGGGATATCCGGCCCCGGCTCTAAGCGGCACCACGGGGCATATGGCGGGAACAGGCCAGACTGAATGCGGTTGGCAAAGCGCTGTGTCGCATTGATGGCGGTACTGTCGAACACCCGCGCCATTTTGTTTTGGCCGGGTGCGCCGCCGCCTTCGTAATAGCCGTCATAAAGATTGCGCTGTGGCAAGCCAAACTCATAGCAATCCTCATAAATCTGACGCCAGTTATCTTTGCGGCGCTGGGCCACATCGTGACGCTTTAGGATATCTTCAACGCTATGCATTAGCTTTATTCCTTTTGCTTATAGCCGCCGCTTTTGACTTGGCGTCTGCTTTTGAACTAGCGCCCCAAGCGCGAAGTGATAAAAGCAGACGCGTTGGTTCACCTTTTTCGTCACGCTCCGGCCCCGGCATGTTACCCATCCGGGCTAAGAATGATGCCCGGCGTGGGTTGTCGCCGCTCTTTACTGGCGCTTTAAGGTTCATGCCCTGCGCCCTAGCAGACGCGCGGCCCTTTTCGTTTAGACCGCCCTTTGGGTTTTTGCCCTCAGATCTTTGCCAAGCCGGACTAGCCACGCGCCGCCCTCATATTGTCAATCAAATTAGGGTATGGACGGCCAGCTTTCTTTGCCGCCCTCATTGCGCTACGCTTCTTAGCCGGGCTAAGTTCCTTTGGCTTGCCAAGATCCTTTGGCCGTTTTTTATCCCAAACGTCTTTAGGCATAATCTTTTTTCTTTGCCATTTTAGTTTTCATGTTGGCCTCAGTTACCCGGCCACCAGTCTGCCGGGCATATTCTTTGGCCGCTTTCATGCCAGCCTTGCTGTAAGCAAAGTGGCGGGTCTTTCCATCTTGAGATACTACCTTTGGCATTTATACCCCCAGTCTTGATACGTTTGATAACAGCGATCTATTGGAAAGTTGTGTTTTGCCAGCCTTTAAACGCTTCAGACGCTCTGCCTCAGTTTCTTTTGCAAGGTCACTGCGAATGACCTCTTTACTACCAAGCTGTTTTTTCTCTTCATCTTCATCAGCGCCAAACGGCAATAAGATTGGCGTATCTCTGCCACGATCAGCGGCGGCGGCTCTGGCCTTGTCTCTCTCAGGATCACGGCCAGTCAATTGTCCAGACGCATTGTAAACGCCAGTAACACGGCCTGTCCTTGGGTCTACAACTGCGCGTGAGCCGGGTTGGCTCAATACATCTTTCATCATTCTGCCCATAGACTGGGCGGCATAGTTTTGCAGTGGCTCAAACCCGGCACCGGGAATTATCGCCGCCGCAATCTTTTGCATATTAGTCATGTTTTTTAGATTTTTTGCGCCTAAATCAATTTGGGCGTCTAGTTTCTTTTGTGCGTAATCTCTAGTCACATTATAACCACTATCAAAGCCTCTATCACGGCCACCACGGTCAGCCTGCATACCGCTTCGCTCACTGCCACCTTCGCGGCCACCGCCAGCTTTCTCTCTACCAGAGCCACCACGTTCGGCAGGTGGATATGACGGGATGCCCTTGTGCAACTCACCCGTGCCGCCACGCGCCTTTAACAGTGCGGCCTCATCCGGCGTGATATAAGCCAACAAGTGACGCTGGCCTCTGATACTGGTTTTGCGTGGTGGGTTTTTTCCGGGCATAGCTTATCCTAACGTGGTCTGGACGCCCTGTTCGGCATCTTCGCGGGTTTTAGACAGTAACATGCGCTGACCGCCGACACGCCGGGCGCGTTGCCGGGCGACAATCTGCATACGCTTTTCTTTTTCTTGCTGTTCAAGCATCGCCTCTTGACGCGCTTGTGCGGCTTTTAATTCTGGATCTGGTGCCGGGGCTGATGGCGTTTTAAATAATCCGCTCACTGGTAATACCTCGCATACATTCGATAACTGGCACCATCGGGGCCGTAGTGTTTTAGTAAACCCTCTGGCGTGAATTGTAACGCATCTGCCCACCTAACAGCAAGGTCATTCTCTATATTTACCGTTAACTGCAACCGCCTCAATACCATATCGGTAGCGATCAGGTTGAAATAGCGGTAGGCACCCCTAGTAAGTGATACAGGCGCGGTAGCAACGTGGTTGGTTGTCAACATCCAGCCCTCTGCCACGCCCGGCCATAACTCATTAACGCCGAAACAGCAAGCGATCTTGCCGCGTAGCATCGCCGTACAAGCGATGCCAGCGGCAGACGCCGCCTTCAGATTGTCGCCATAACCCGGCACAAGCTTCAAGAACTGGGCGTCAAACGGCCTCAATTCTGCCATATAGGCGTGGCCCCAGTGAAATGGCACAATAGAAACTTGACTATTTGTGCAAAGCGATTGCCGCCAATTAGAAGATGCTGAAATCTGCATTGGCTGTTAGCTGTTTAAACTGTTTACTGAATTGACTGTTGCGCGTGATGCTCCGCACCTCGCCAGCGCCAAGCATCAAATAGCCAAACGCATCGCCAACGTGTGAGTGTTCGTTCTTATTCGGCGCATCTCTAAACCGCTCATACCCGGCACCAACCGCAACGCGCTTGAAATGGTAGCCGCCAGCCAGCGATTTTCTGACACGGGTGCATTTGCTGTTGACAATCAGCCCGGCCTTGCCGTCAACCATCCTGTTCATCGGCATTGCCCCGGCTTCTCGCCGCACCTTAAAATCGTTTGTGCTAGTGGGCCGGGCATGTAGGCCCATCGTCCTTAAATGCTCAAATGCCGTCACCTCAAATATTTCATCGCGCTTGACGCCAGCCGGGTCACCCCAGACCAACACGTCAGATTTCGGAAACATCGTCTGTATGTCAGCCAGCAAGTGATGGCAGAACCGTTCAAGCCCCATATCAAACGCCACCAACTCATGCACGACATTCCAGCGCCCGTTCTGCATTTTCTGCCCAAACACCGCCGCCGGGGTCAAACCAAAGTCAAGCCCGATATGCACGGGCCAGCCGGGTTCTATCTCGACATCGCCGGACATGACGCTGTCGCTATACTCAGGCCAGACGGGCTTGCCATCTTGCACATAGACGTACTGCGCCCCGGCATAGCACTGTATCCAGTCAAGCGTTTTCCCGGCCAACTGCTGTTCGTAGTATCCGACTGGCAGGTTGTTAATGTTCTCAGCCTTGGGGTTGTTGATCCAGTGCTTGCCAGCCGCAAACATAGCATCCTCATGTTCGGCAGTACCCTCAACCACGCCGCCGGGTTGTTTATAAAATTTCCACGGGTATTTGCCCCTTATCGGGTTTTTCTCCGCTAGGTTCGGCCACCAGTGGTCACTGTCCATCGGGTTGGTACTCATCCACACGCCGCGCCAAGTGCAACCAGCATTCGCCTTGGTTGGATAGCGTCCGACACGCGAGGTCAGGCCGTCAACCACCGCCTTTGGCAGTTCACGCGCCTCGTCTATGAAGCCCCCGGTCAATTCCAAAGATAAAAGTTTTCGCACATCGCGTGGCTGATCCAACGCCAAAAATATCACCTCGCAGTCGATGCCAGCGGCACCGTCTCTAGGCGGCAGTTTTATGTGGTGCGTGATCGGCGGTGACCAGCGCATCGGCCCCCACACGTTTTCCGGGAAGATCTCTTGCCACGTCTTGATAGTCGTGGTTCGCAGTTCCGGGTAGCTGTTTCGGATAACTGCAAATCGAGTATATCTGATCCCATCTATCGGCGAAGGCTCTTGCTTCACAGCCCTCAACATCACTTCGGCTAATGAAGCAAATGTCTTGCCAGAGCCGACTGGCCCCATCAGCCCACGCACGAAACTGTCGTCTTGTAAAAATTGCCATACTGTTGGACTTTGCGAAAAATCAAGGTTAAGGCCAGCAAGCGCCTCAGTCGTTGGCTGTTTCCTACGCCGGGGTGATCTGTCGCTGGCCGCTCTCGCTCTAGCCATCAGTCGTTCTCCGGGCTGAAAATGATAGTCGCAACATTCTGAAAGTCACTGCTGTTTAGTTCTAACATAGCGCCGCCACAATGGGTACACACAACTTTCTCACTTCGATCCATTACCCTACCACGGGTGTCCTTCCCACAATATCCACATATCACCTCATCATAGAAGAACCGGACTGAATAATAGTCCTTAAAATTTATCACGTCAGCCGTCATCGCCGTCAATCTCCACTATGCTAGTCGTTGGCCCGGTAATGTTGATGCCAATCATACTAGGCTTCATGTTGTCGCTGTTCGGCTCTAGCAGGCCGCGATGCTTCGCCAGTAGGCGCAACGCCGACAGCTTGTCGTGCATCTCAACCTCAATCTGATTGC